AACAATGAATAATCCTTATCTTGAAAAGGTTAATGCATTAGTAGGTGTTGCTCAAATGAAAAATGTTATGGATGGGTTAATGTCAGCTTCTACTCCTCAAGCAAAGTACGGAATGAAAAGAAAGTATCAAGAAGGAGGAAACTTTCCACACAACATGTATCATCCAGAAACTGGATACAAAATAGTAGCAAAAGATAATGACGCACATAATAAATTAGCTAAGGCTGGATTTGGTCATACGCCTAAAGCTGCCTATGGAATGAAAATGAAAAAAAGATACACTAACGGGGGTAGATTCTAATGGATGAAATAGGACTAGACGAACTATTACAATTAATTATAAAGGAGAAGGGCGGCACACCTCAGCAGTATAACAAGATGATGGATTATATTGCTTTCCATGAAACAGGTCCTAATCAAAGAATGAGCACCTCAGCCAAGCAAGAGGGTGGAGGGCCAGGTAGAGGATTGTTTCAATTTGAAGTAGGAGAAAATAAAGGGGGTAACTTAGCAGTTAATAGAACAGTAAATTATTTAGAAAGAAATGATCAGTTTGTTCCTCAATGGCTAAGACAGTTATGGAGAGGTAAAAAGAGTGTTGATGTAAGTAAATTAAATGCCGATCAACAAAAAATGTTATTCTTAGGATACCATAAAGAACATCCTACATCTAACTTTAGTAATGTTTGGTCTGGTAAACAAACTGTAGATAATTTTTGGTTAAACAACCATTGGGCTGGCGATGCAAGTGAATCAGCTGCTAAGTTAGGTTTGTTTAAAAAGAGTATGCTCGCTAAAGACTCCACTGATGCATTAAAAGTTAGAAAGGCCGAGTTGTTTGGTAAAGACGATAAAGTGCCTTTTCAGTCAGCTCAAAATGATCCTAATAGATTACCTAAAGAATCTGATATATTAAAAAGCATATTTGGACAACAAACTTCATCATTAATAAAACAATGAGAGAAATAAACAGAGAGGATGGTAAGGTATATACAATAGATGAGTTCTATTTTCTAGAAAAGCATTATATGGATTTAAATGACTTAATAGAAGATGAGAAGTGGATTATTGAGAGATCTAAAGAAAATGGGTTTAGGGTTATAAAATCTAACTGGTATATGCAAGATAATCCAAACTTTACAATTGAGAGTGTTATTTATGGTAAAACTCCTAAGCATACTAGTCCTATACGATATATGTTTAAATTACAATTAGAATATACTAAATAATGTATTTATTAAAACTCAACAGGAAGGGTGATATCTATAAGGATGATGACGGATGTACTGGCGTGCCAGAATTTCTTACACTCATTAAGAAAGAAAAATTCGGGCCTACGGCCCTCAAATGGGTTGCCCTAGTCTGCGACTATGAAAGCCCATACAGGCATTACAGTGAAAATGAGAGAGTTAAGGCTGTTTCTAAAGACTTATATGATACTTATAATTGGAAAGGAGCTAAAGACGCATCTATAAAAGCAGCTTGTAAGAGATATACAGAACTACAATTTGATCCTTTAGATGAACAGCTTATAGCCTTTAACAATAAAATAAATCAGTTTACAGCTCTTATTGATAAAATGCATTTAGATGAAGAGAATGCTGAGCTATTACAGAAGCTAATGATAGGGGTTGAGAAGATACTTAAGACTAGACAGTCTTTACTAGACGCTATAGATAGAAGGGGAGAAAGACAAAAGATAGCTGGAGATAAAGGATTATCATTTTTAGAAAGAAGAAAAGAAATAAAAGAACTGTAATGGCTAGAAGCAAAAGAGAAACAAAACATGATGTTAAGTATCTTTATGCAAGATATATTAAATTCTATAATAAAGCAGATATGGATAAGGCTTCTGAGTATCACGACCTAGCTATGAAACTACATGGTGTAGATCTAGCACAAAGATATCATATGAAGATAGAAAAGAGAGAGCAGTCTAAAGGAACTTTTGGATTAGGTAAGACTAAACGATTAAGATATGGGTAAGATAAAATTTGATCCACAAAGATATCGTCCTATACCAAATGGTGGTCATCCTGACTTAAATCCCGACTCAGTAGCTTATCAAGAGTATTGGGCTCAGGAAACTGAGAGATGCCTACATGGCTATAAACCTAAAGGTATGAAAAAGATATCTGGTAAGTACTATTTCTATCTAAACTACTATATGATATTAGGTAATGATGGAACATCAGGTAATCGTAAGAATTTAATACATCCTTGGTACAGGGCTATGGATCATGAGTATTTTGACACAATAGAACTATGTAAGGAAGAAGGTAAAGGAATGATTGTTATTAAAGCCAGAGATAAAGGGTTTTCTTATATGAACTCAGGTGCTGTTGCTCATGAATATACATTCTATCCTTTTAATGATGTAGGTGTAGCTGCTGGACTACAAGTTACGGCTGATGCATTCTTTGATAAAACTAGAAAAGGTCTTAATGGTATACATCCTAACTTTAAACACTCTGTACTTAAAGATACTGATGGTATAATGAGATCTGGATACAAACAAAAGAATAAAGATGGTAAGTGGGAGATAGGTGGCTATCAATCTAACATCATATGTAGAACAATGGATAATCCAGAGGTATTCAAAGGAGAAAGGGTTTCTTTGATGATATTTGAAGAGGCGGGGGAGTTTAAAAAACTTAAGAATGCTTATATGTCATCTAAAGCATGTTTCATGGATGGGGATATTCAGTTTGGAGTACCTATTGTCGGAGGAACTGGGGGAGATATATCTAAAGCATCTAAAGATTTTATGGATATGTATTATAGTCATGATGCTTATAATCTAATCCCTATGTTTATTCCTGCCTCAAAAGCATACTACGGATTCTTTGATATAGACTCAGGTGTAGAGGATGAGAAGGGCGCAAGAGAAAAACTTATAGCAGATAGAGAAGACATACAGAAGTCTGGAGACAATGAGGCGTACAACTTACATATACAGAATTACCCTTTAACTGTAGAAGAAGCGTTTTTAAACACACACTCTTCAAGGTTTGATATTGCACTACTAAACGCACAAAGATCTAGAATATTGTCAAGTAAAGACAATAGAAGTCAAATACAGCAAGGCTTTTTAGACTGGCAATTAGGAGAGGCTGAACCTAAAGTAACTTGGAGGCCACACCCAACTGGTCCATACAAAATATTAGCACATCCAGAGAAAGAATATAATAATTTAGACATAGGTGGTATTGATAGTTATGATCAAGATCAAGCTGGAGCGTCAGATTCTTTGGGTAGTGCAATAATTTATCGTAGATTTGCAAATACTGATATGCCAAGCGATTACGTTGTTGCTGAGTATACAGATAGACCTAAAAAGAAAGAGGATTTTTGGGACGGCTGCTTAAAACTTGCCGTGTATTATAACTCTAAAATGTTGGTAGAATATACAAAGATAGGTATATTAGATTACTTTAAACGTATGAATGCGCTAAAGTATTTAAAAGAAAAGCCAGAGTCAGCACACAACCCTGGTACAAAAACTAGAAACAGGTATGGTGTGCATATGAATAAGCAGGTTAAGGCTCTTATGGAAGACTTGATAGATGATTATTTAAGAGAGAGCGCTCAAGACATATGGTTCATTGATTTAATAGATGAGCTTGCTAATTATGGATTACAAAATACTGACCGAGCTATGGCGTTTGGTGTTTGCTTAATTCATAATATAGATAATTATAGAATGCAAGCATCTATAAAAGAAGAGATTTTAGATATAGGATTTAAATATTATAAAATGGGATATAATGGAATCCCTACAGAAATAAAATAAAATTATGGATCAGAAATACACATCAATGCCATCAATGGTCATTGCAGACAAAGAAAAAAATGACGAATGGTGCGAACAAGTTCTAAATGCAATAACAAGCTATATGGCTTCAGACGGAGGGCATTACTCTTCTTCAAGAACTAGAGATATTAGGAATTATCAGATTTATAATGGAGAATTAAATCAAAGTGATTATAAATACATAACTGAACAATATGGATTAACGTATCCAGCTAGATTAGTTAATTATCCTATTATAACACCTAAGATTGACCTTTTAATTGGTGAAGAGCTAAGAAGACCTATTGATATGAAGGTTACTACAGTTAACAAAGCTGCTGTAATTAGAAAACAAGACTATAAAGTTAGTTTAATGATGAGAGAGCTTTTAGATGACTTTCATCAAGAGATGAGAGAGACTATGAATGTTGATGTTAAAGAAGAAGGGCAAGGTATTCCTGTACCAGAAGATATAGAAACTTACATGAAGTATAACTATCGTGAGATGATAGAGGAGACAGCTCAAGATGGATTAGAATACATATCTAATAGGTATAATTTAAAAGATGTGTTTAAAGAAGGGTTTAGAGATTTATTAGTTACATCAAAAGAGTTTCATAAAGTAAGCATCCAAGATGGAGATCCGTATGTAAGGAGAGTTGATCCTAGAAATATAATATTTGATAGTTCTGCACACTCAGACTACTTAGATGACTGTAGTTGGGTGGGTGAAGAAAGATGGATATCTGTTAATGAAATAAATGATGAGTTTAAAGATAGTTTAACTACTAAAGACTTAGAAGAGCTAGACAAGATGAGAAATCTTTATGCTGGTGGGGATTTGAATGAATATAATTCTAACTTAGAATGGATTGATGCTGGGCATGGAAGAGAGACTAGAATTAGAGTGGTAACTGCGGAATGGAAGTCTCTCAGAACGATTAAATTTAAACTTTCTGATAATAAGTATGATCCTAATAGACCATTTAGAAAAATGGTAAAAGATACTTATAGAAAAAGAAAAGGCGACAGGATAGAAACTAAATGGGTGGATGATATTTGGGAAGCTACAAAGATTGGAGGTAAAATCTTAGTAAACGCAAGAAGAAGAGATAATCAAGTGAGAAGTGTAGATAATCCAGGTAAAACACCATTATCTTATGTTGGATGTATAAAAGGAAATACTTCTGGCTCACCAGCGTCTATCGTAGATTTACTAGACAATATACAAATGCTTTACAATATTGTAGTTTATCAAATAGAGCTTGCTATGGCTCGTTCTGGTGGTAAGGCCGTAGTATATGATGTATCACAATTACCTACTAATGTTGGTATGGATATACAGCAAGTATTGTATCACTTAAAAACAGATGGTATTATACCTATTAACTCAAAAGATGAAGGTAATCAAATGAGTAGCTTTAATCAGTTCCAGCAAATTGACTTTACTTTATCACAGTCTGTACAACAGTTAATTAACCTTAAAGTAATGCTAGAAGATATGGCAGGTCAAATATCAGGAGTTACTAGACAAAGAGAAGGGGCTGTAGAGAAGTATGAGTATGTAGGTAACGTACAAAGAAGTGTAGTTCAATCTTCAACTATAACAGAAAGCTGGTTTTATTCTCACGCAGAAGTAAAGCAAAGAGTATTAGAAAGACTATGTAATCTAATGAAGGTTGCTTGGGCTGGTGGAAAGAAAGCTGGAATGATATTAGGTGATGGTGCTTATAAATTCTTAAATGTTATGCCAAATGTAGCGTTACAAGATTTTGGTGTATATGTAGGTGATAGTGGTAAAGACGATGCAATGAAACAAGTTGTACAACAATTAGCTCAATCTGCATTACAAGCAGGCTCTGTTGATTTATTAGGTGTTATTAAAGTTCTTAGAGCTGATACAATGACTGAGGCTGAAAAAGTGTTAGAGCAAGCTATGAGCGAGATGCAAAAACAACAAGAGGTTGCTATGCAACAACAACAACAAGCTCAACAAGCAGCTGCTGAAGCTGAGCAAGCTAAATTCCAAGCTGAGGCTCAACTTAAGCAAATGGATAATGAAGCTAAAATACAAGTTGCTAAAATTGGATCAGACTCTAGGCTACAAGTTGCTAAAATACAAGCTGAAGTTGATAGAGATTTACATGACACTAAAGAAAGAAATGAAATGGATAAGAAAGCGGCTGACTACTATATTGACAGAAAAAATAGAGAAAGCGAGGCTAATTTGCAGAAAGAAGAAAAGGCAAAAAGCACTGGAACATCCACAACATCAAGTGATTTAAAAAGAGCGGCTGAGAAGTTATAATAAATTATTTGTATATTTGCAAACTTAGGGAGTATTAATTTAAATTAAATAAAATGGCAAAAGAAGAGTCAAAATTAGTAGATGAAGTAGCTGAAACAGCAGAGGCTGCTACAGAACAAACAGGGATTAAGGACGAATTTAATCCTCTAGCTTTTACAGATGATAATTATGGAGAGCTAGGAACTGAAGACAAAACTGAAGATTCAGAAGAAGAGGTTAAGTCTCAGAAGGAAGAAGAGGAAGAGCAAGCAGATGGATGGGGATGGGATAAGGCAGATGAAGAAGAGGAGGTTGCAGAAGAAGATGAAGATGATGATTGGGATTCAGAAAAGACAGAAGAAACTGAAGAAACTAACGAGGCTAGTTTAAGCTGGTCACAAGTTGGCAAAGAGATAGGGTTGAACGTTAATTCTAAAGAAGAGTTTTTAAAAACACTTAACGACTATGCTGAACAGTTGAAAGGGCAAAACGCACAACCAGCTCCAAATAGTCAGATAACTGAGCTAAGAAGCTATTTAGCTTTAAGTGATAGGGATTTAGTTGCTGAGGAATTAAAAGCTGACGGAATAGAGGCTGCTGACATAGAAGACTCTTTAGATAAACTAGAGGATTCTGGAATGATGAAGATGAAAGCTAAAAGTGTTAGAAGAGTAATAGGTAATGCTATTGATCAACAAACTGCACAAGCTAGACAATCACAAGAGCAAGCAGCAAAAAAGCAACAAGAAGACATAAAGAATGCTAAGAATGGTTTAAAAAAGCAAATTAAAAGCATGGGAGAATTTATGGGAGGAAAAGTAACAAAGAAACAGAAAGAAGAAGTATATCGTTATGCTACTACCGATATGATGAAAGACATTTATGAAGATCACGCCAATGTTGCTGATGTCGCTATGTTTATGTTATATCGTAAGCAAATAGAAAAAATTCTTCGTTCTCAAGGTCTGGAAGACGGCAAAGCCACTATCATGGATAGTATAGTCTCACCAAACCTTAACAATGGAAAAAGCAAATCTAATTTCAAAGTGAAGTCAGGTGCGTTTGATCCAAAAGCGTTCATGGGCGAGTAAGCTTAAAAAGTAAGACAAAGTCTGCTCATAGTTGAAAGTTAATTGGACAATTAGTAAAATGTTTAATTAATAAAAATTTAAAAAATGGCTGTAACTTCAACGGGTACATATGGACTTGGAACAACTGCTGCGAATGCATTAAACGCAAATTTGTTACAACATCCAGAAATAGCTAGAACTTTAATATCTCTTTACCCGAGATATTCAATGACATATCTTTTAGAAAGAACTAGAAGAATTGCTAAGGAAAAAGTTTTAGGAGATAGTTCATACGAATGGAAAGTAATGAACCGTCTAAATAGAAAAACAATGATTCAAACTCACGGTACTGATGCAACAAACGGTGCTGGTGGCGCTGCTGCTGCTGGGTCTAAAATCACAGGTATGAAATTTGAAGCTTCTTCAGGTGGAGGTGCTGAAGATCAATTTAATTTATACGATGTAGTTAGATTCCCATCTGGTGGTACTGCTCTTGTTGTAGTAGGTGCTTCTTCTAATGCTTATACGTTAGAGGCGATAACTGCAATTACTGCTGCTGACAACTCAGTTGGAAGTGTTGTAGGTAGAATTGGATCTGCATTCCCTGCTGGATCAACAGGAGGTGAAGTAGGTGAAAACTTTGCTTACCCAGATACTTATAAAAACTGGATGACTATTAATAGAAAGAAATGTACAATCACTGGTAAAGACGCTACTGATGTATCTTGGATTGAAAATAATGGTCAAAAACTTTGGTACTTTACTAAAGAGCAACAAATGATGGATCAGTTCATGTATGAGCAAGAATTACAAAGATGGTATGGACAAACATCTGTAGCTACTGCTGCAACTAACTACTCTGCTACTAACACTGATATTATTAGTGAGGCAATAACAGGTACTTATGCTGATGGCTCAACTAGAGCTACACATACTACTGCTAATGGTGCTTTAACTATTGGTGACGGTGTATTAGCTCAAATTAGTTCTTCTAATCAAGCTTCTTACTCTGCTGGAACATTAACTGAAGATATCATTACTGAGTTTATTGGTAAGATCTCTTTAAATGCTCAAGGTGCTGAAGGTAACGAGTGGGTTGTATTTACTGGAACTGAAGGGCGTATTGCTTTCCATAGAGCTATGAAAGACCTTATTGTTGCTCCTGCTGGATCAATGACAGGTGGGTCTATGGCTGATGTAAAAGCTGGTTCTGACATTCAATTAGGTGGAAACTTTACTTCTTACTATGCGTTAGGTAACAAAATTACTATTGCTTACTGCCCAGTATTTGATGATCCACATGTACATGGTGCTTCAGGTGGAACTAACTCATTTGGTGATACTAGATTGAAAGAGTCTATGAAGATGGTATTCATGGATTTCGGAACAACTTCTGGTGTTTCTAATGTAGAGTTAATCACTAAAGGTGCTAACGGAATTAACCGTTCATTAGTTAAGAAATATGTTGGAGGTATGGTAAATCCTTACGACACTAAAGGCATGATGGCTGCTAATGGAGATGATAGATTCCAATGTCACGTATTATCTGAGTCAGGTATTATTGTAAGAAATCCACTTTCTTGCGGTATCTTATCTGCTTCGTAAATTAAGTTAATAATTTGATAGAGGGAGGTTTCGGCCTCCCAATATCGCCTAAAAAAATATAAAAAATGGCAAATTATTTAGATATTTCAACAAAATCTGTTAATGCTGGTCAAGGTAGACTTCCTAAGTTTAGAGGTCATATCTATCCGACAATAACAGTAACAACAAGCGCAAGAACACTGTATGACTATGAAAGTGGTTCTATAGTATTCTTGACAATTTCTGGTAGTAGTGATGTAGCTGTTACATTACCTGCTGTAGGTCAGGCTGGACTTTGGTTCAGATTTATAGCAACAGCTAGTCCTTCTGGGTCTGGTGATGCTGTAATTACTTCTGCAGCTGGTGATGATATAAATTACTTTGAAGGTCCTGATTCAGGTGCAGATGGTAGTTTAACTGCTGCTTCTGACACTGTAACATTAGAGGCTGCTGCTCTAGGTGGTGAGGTTATAGATTTCGTTTCTGACGGAACAACATGGCACGCACATGGATATGTAGGTAGTCATGACGCAACGTCTACTGCTGGATAATAATTAATGGAAGACGGAGGGGCTTAGTCCCCTCCAAATTCCTTATATTTGCAAGATGAAAACAAGATTAGTAGTAAGAGATGGTAAAGTGGTGGAGTTAAAGGAAGATGAAGGATTAAGAAGCACAAAAGAACAAAAGGCGTTTAGTATTGGTAAGGCTAGTGGATTAACATGGGGAAAGAGAGGTTATCAAGAGACTAGAATATCAACAAATGAACAAGGACAAAGAAGAATATTTAAAGAGACTGCAAAAAAGTCTAAATATTATATAAACAAAAAATAACAGGGAGTATTAACTAAAACAAAAAAAGATGGCACATTTAATTTATGTAAAAGCAAGAGATGACAAAAGATTTTCTTACGTTAAGTTTGGAAATTACACACAAAGAAACGGTAAAAAATCAGTATTATTAAATCCAGACGATATAGTTGTGGATGGTTGGGAAATGACAAGCGCATTAACAACATTAAATATTGATGATGAGTATGACAGAAGAATTTATGATTTTTTATTAGACCACCCTTTCATTACACAAAATAAGCATTACGAATTAATAGACACTAAAGCTAATATTAAAAAACAAGCTGATGGTATATTAAAATCAGCTGAAGCAGTACAAGTAGCTACAGCAATTAAAGATAATGAATTGTCTGATCTTAAAAAGCTATTTGGTATTGGTGATGATTTTGATAATGATATTGTAAGGGCAAAACTGATTCAAATGGCAGGACAAGCTCCTAATAACTTTTTAAAAATATATAAAGATGCAGACAAGTCTTACCGTGTATTTTTAAAGAAAGCATTAGAAAAGAAAGTAATACAAAAAGTAAACGATGTTTGGAAACACAATAACTATACTTTAGGTATTTCTGATGAGCACGCTATTGCTTGGTTAAAAGATAACTCAGAAGTATATGCTGTAATGAAAAACCAAGTAAGAGGTAATTTTGCAAAAAAAGATATAGAAGTTAAAGTATCAACTGAAGACATGACGTCTAGTGAAGGAGTTTCTGCATTAGAGAAAGCTGTAGATGCTCAAAAGGGATGGTTTAAAAAAGGTAAAAAATAATACTACTAAATGAATTTAGCTGAAGCTCACGAATATATAGATATACTTTTAGATAAGGCAGATCAACCATATTTTATAGAAGAAGAAAAGAATAAATTTCTAAATCTAGCTATATCTGACTTTATTAATGGGCATTATCAAAAGATGACAGCTGATGAAGATTCTAGAAGAGCATTATCTGGGTGTATTGACTGGCAAAGCTTTAGCCTTTCTAAATCAGCGATAATTGCTGGTACTGCTATTTATGGCTCTAGTTATCCAGCATTATCAGGAGTGTATGACGATACTACTGCTTCTGATACAAAAGGTTATTTTTTATATGGAAATCACTATGTGTTGCCAAAGCAACATTTATATGTTTTATCTTTAGGAGTGAGTTATTATAACAAAGATGCGGTTATAGATCCTAGTACTGGACAGGTCTATTCAGGTGTTACACAAGATGATATAATTTTTAGTCCTACGGTTTCTATAAAAAACAAATCCACTAAAGATTATTATGAACATGCTTACACTAACGATCCTTTTAATAAAGCTGGTGAAGATGCCCCATATTGGTCTTATATAGAGAATAGAATTATAATTGGAGGTAGTGGTAGCTCTATAAGATATATAAACATGCAAGTGATAACATTACCTACAGTAGATCAGGCTTTTTCAGAGGCAACATGGCAGAGTTCAACGGCTCCAGTATCATTAACATTTGCAGAACATTATCAAAAACAAATAATTCAAATGGCTGTAAAAAGAATGACACAAACTGATGTGGGGCTAATGACACCTCCATCAAATTAAAAGCATTTAAAGAGAGTTCTTTTGCTCCCTGCTGCAAGAATAGGTTGCGACTAGAAATAGTTAAGGCCTATTTTTGTTTTATAAAGAAAATTT